TCAGCGCACATCTACGCGCCTCTGCGCAAACCACCGGGGCCCCAGTAGGGGCCCTCTCATCCACCCAAGAGGACCATGGCATTTCGCCGTTTCGAGTTGACCATCGAGGGCACGCGCCCTCTCATCTGCAGCAACCCCTGCACCGTCGATCCTCTCGGCCCTCACGCCGAGGCCATCAAATACTTCACCGGCCTCAAGAAGAACCGCAACGAGCACGCCCTGCGTCGCCTCCACTGGCTGTTCTCCGGCTACTGGGGCACTGAGGGAGAGTTCGCCTACGGCCCCAGCCTGGACGGTGACTCCAAGTTCTCCGGCTTCGCCGATCCCTTCCTCCCGGCTCAGAACCTCCAGCGCTGCATCCGTGATGGCGCCACCGCCTGGAAGCTGGGCAAGGACACCAAGCGCGCCATCGTGGTCGAGAACGACGCCGAGCTGATCTACGACGGGCCCCGCGATGCGGAGCTGATGTACGAAGACAGCCGGTTCGTGTCGATCGCGCCCACCGGCCGCGGCACCATGGCGGTTCGCGTGCGGCTGCCGCAATGGGCCGCCACCTACCGGATGCTGGTCAACGACGAGATCATCGACCCGCAGACGCTGGCCAAGATCCTCGATCGCGCCGGCATCGCCGAGGGCCTCGGCACCTGGCGGCCCGCCAACGGTCGCTTCCAGGTGACCCAACTTGAAGAAGTGGAGGTCGGCTGATGGCACGCGAGCGCATCGCCTCAATCGACGCCACCACGCTCTACAAGGGGCAGACCATCCCGGGTGAGCTGGCGTGGAACCACTTCATCACCCGGCGGCAGGAGACCTTTCAGGGTTGGCTGCTCCAGCACGGGGATGAGGACACTGCAAAAGCGGCCCGGCTGTCGCTGGTGCTGCAGCGGGTGATGCAATGGCTGGAGCGTGATCGGCACCAGGCGGGCCTGCCGCCAGTGGTGATGAACACGGCCGGCGGCTGCATCAACGTGCTGACCGACGACAAGGCCAGCGCGTACCTGAACGATCAGGCGTTCTCCGGTCTGCGGCGGCATCAGCGGGCCACGGGTCGGCTGGTGCAGGCAGTGGATGAGTCGAAGCTGAGCGGCGCTGCACGGCGCGAGCATCAGAACCGGATCAACGTCCACAGCTTCATCGCCGCATCGGCGCAAGGTGCGCAGAAGCAGCTGCGGCTGCTGAAGCGTGCCGGGAAACAGGCACCGAAGCTGGAAGGGAGCTGATGACCTGGGCATCCGCAAGGTGTAAGGCCCAGGCCCGCGGCTACGCCCGGCTCCGCCGCCCTCTGCAGCCCAGCTCCCGGCATCACCACGCGTCTTGCCGCCGCGCTACTCGCCGCAACTCCACGCACCGAGGCCCCCTTCGGGGGGCCGCCCACACCCCAAGACAGAGCCCCTCGGCTCTCTGGTGGGGTGACTCACCACCGCCGCAACCAGCCGCTGCTCCAAGCAGATCCTCGCTACTCGCAGCGTCGCAGCACTCCGCACACCACAGGGGCCCTTCACCGGGCCCACCCTCACCACCTGCCGCAGGCGCACGAGCCGAGCAGGTGCAAACACCCCAGCCACGCCCCGCTGTGCCCCGCGCTGCATCGCAACGCGCCGCGCCCAGCTTTGCCAACCACAGGGGGCCCTTCGGGGCCCCGCCAACCCACCACAGAGCCAGCGTTCTCTGGTGGGCTGATTGCTCACCATCGCCGCCACGATTCGCCGCGCCACGTTCGCTACGCATCGTCCGCAACGCGCTGCACACACAGGCCCCGGGCAACCGGGGCATCCCTATTGTGAACAGTTGTGACACGACCCCAGCCGGTGCGCTCCCCCGGCGGTACGGTGTCCGCATGGGCAGCGATGCCCACCCCACCGCACCTCGACAGATGAATACCCTCGCAACCGGGCTCAAGGCTTTGGTTCAGATGATCAGCTCTGCTGAGTTGGTCGTCGGCCACTTCCAAGCGCTGCGGGATACCTGCTCAGATGAGCAATGGGAGAAGCTCGTCAGCGGACCGCTGGCTGATCTCCTCGATGCCTGCAGCGATCTGGAATACGACCTTGAACGGTGAGCACCGGGGCCCTGCGGGGCCCTTTTTTTGTGCCGTCCTCAAGGCCCGCAGAACACGTTGGGCGATCCAGCCGCCACGCTGGTGCAGCCGCTGATCGCATCACCCACGCGGCCCGCACCGCGCCCGTTCACGAACACCGTGGGACTGCCCACCGCGATCGGTGCCGCGTGCGTTGGGCACGGCACCGGCGGTAACAGGTGCGGCGTGTTCACATCGCCCTGCCGGCTCCACGGGATCCCGTTCACGAACACGTTCGGCGACCCCTGCGCACGTACCATCCCCGAGCAGTGCGGCACATCCGCGTCACCGATCCTGGTTGCTGCTGGCACGCTCGATCTCCATCAACTGCTGCAGTCTGGCGTTCCACATCGCCGCTTCCTCGTGCTGCTTATCGCTGTGCGGCGCTGGTGGGATGTCCGGCTCGAACCGCACGACGTGATCGAACACGGCCGGCAGATCCTCCCACCGCTGGTAGGACCGCAGCACGCCGCCGACGATCAGATCGAAACGGCCCTGGCGGTAACTCACGACGGCGGCCAGAGCTCACGCGGCTCCTTGCCAGTGGCCATCATCCGCGCCAGCCGCTCGGCGCGCGCACCAACCTGCTCGGCCCACCTGGAGTCGAGCATCATCGCCGCTGCGAGCTGGTAGTTCCCTTCCTGGATGGTGGCCAGGGTCTTCTTAAATCCGAGCAGTCCGACGATGCCCATGTTGAACGCCATGTCGAGCAGCACCCGCTGGCGCACCTCATCGAGCGTTGCCACCCATGGCAGCGCGCGCAGCAGTTCCCGCTCCTCGGCCGCGATGTCGTTGGCCAGCAGCATGGCGGACTCCTCGCGGGTGATGCCGCGGTCCTCCAGGTTGCGGCCGACGCCGATCGTCAGCTTGCCGGCGGTGCAGCGATAGGGCTTGAGGCGCTCCCCCTCATGGAGGCGAAGCTGCCTCACCATCGCTTCGCGATCGATCATCAGCGGCGATCCTTGCCCTTGACCCCGAAGATCATGTCCAAAGGGCCAGCGCTGGCCCGCGGCTTGGGGGCATAGGGGAAGGCGCGAAGGGCAGCAGCGAGCAGGAGCTGCAGCAGGCTGTTGGAGCGCAGCTTGCTCATGCCGATCAGTTCGCTCACCACGAACAGCGCGAAGCCGATGTACTCGAGGTGTTGGGCGTCCATGAAGTCCACGGGGTTCTCCTTCCAGGCTAGGTGTAATGCAGGTAGGTGCTGAGGATGTACTTGGCCCCCGACACCGGCGGCCGTCCGGCATGCAGCCAGGGCCACAGCGGCGGGAACACAACCACCGACCCAGCGCACGGCTGGATCTGCTGGCCCCACAACGGGAACTCAGTGGCGCCGCCCTGGTCCACGTCGTTGAGGTAGAGCATCGCCGCCAGGAACCGGCGGGCGCTGGCGTGATCGCCAACGTCGACGTGCTCCGGGAACTGCTCATCACCATCGGGGCAGTAGCGCTTGATCCGCAGCTCCTCGAACGCCAGATCCTCCGGCCATTGCGCGGTGTCGATCTGCAGGTCGCGGCTGTAGCGCTCGAACACCGGCAGCATGGCGTTGAACGCCAGCTCGTGCCCCTCCGGCCAGCACTGCGTGAGGTTGAGCTCAGTGAAGCGCGGCGCGTTGCCGTCGCCTTGACGCATGATCTGATCAGCAGCGCGGGCCTCGAAGCCTGCGATGAGCTCCTGGCATTGCGCGGGTGGTAGCTGCTCCGGGTAGATCATCACGAGATCGGCCAGGCGCATGGGTGATCTTCTCAGGGTTCGGCCACTATGGCCCAGCCGGTTGCCGGGCCCTCGACCATCCACCGCGGGCCGAGGTTCTTGCGGCTGTAGCGCAGGCGAGCGCCCCAGTTGTTGACGTAGGTGCCGTTCACCAGATCGAGATCACCGAAGGGATCGTGGACGATGATCGCGTCGCTGGTGTAGCCGATGGCGCAGATCCAGTGGCCGCCGCCGGTGGGTTTGCTGACGGGGCCCTTGTGGAGGATGCCAAGCGGCACCGGGGTGCCCTTGTCGATCTGGCCCTCGATCGTCTTCCACGTGGCATTGCGCACCATGTGCGCCTCGATGCCGTAGGACTGGAGCGCCTTGATCTGACTGGTTGCATCGGTGGTGTCGCCGTAGCGCAGCACTCGACCCAGGTAGGAGTCATCGCCGTTGGCGCCCTGGAGCGT